TTTTATCAACTTGTCTAAGAATTGCTGTCATTGGACTTCACTATCTGCTTGAGTAGGGATTTGATCTCACTTATCTCACTCTTCACATAGTCCAACTCATGTTCCATATTCTGAAATTTTTGTCGGGACTTTTTATATTTTTCAAAGGAAGACCTATCGGTATTTATGATTGCACCACTGTTTACGTCACGGTAGAGATGATCGTTGTCTTTTACTTTCAAATGGTTCATTATAATCCAAACTTTGCTTTATTTCCATTATAATTGGATTGCACTTGTGCTGTTGTTAGTGCAGCTGCATAAATCCTCAGTGAATAAAAAGTTCCAGCTGCTTCCCTATAATTGTAACCATCAGTATTAAAACTGTTAGCACCAATTGCTGTTTGACTATGAAAATTCTGTGGAACTACTGCACCAACCTCATGCTGTACTACCATAGAACCATTCACATACATCTTTTCCCATGTTCCATCCCAAACCAAAACAATGTGATAATTACTACTATTACCATTGGAGTTATACCATGCACCACTAACTCCTGAATCCATACTGGTATACGTACCATCCATTGCAGCATAATAATTATCACTAGAGTTAACACCAATAGTCATGTGGGAAGCACCAGTACTAGTACTTACACTATTGTTATGTACTAGGTAAGTATATACACCTGTCAGATTATTCCCATGAGTCATGTTTGTCCACAATTCCCAAGTTTGTTGAGTCTGTTCAATATTTGGCGTTGCAAAAAGCCCACCATCCCAATTACTATCATTAAGATTAGTATAATTAAATCTAATACCACCACCATAATCAGTAGTGTATGAATATCCTCCACCACTAAATGTGCAATCACTTGATCCCACTTGATCTTGCAAAATACTACCATTCCAAGTTGATGCCTCACCAGCATCAAGATTGGTGACAAGACCATCAGTTAGAAAAGTCTGATTACCACCACCAGACGGTGCAGGTATTCCTAGAAACATTTGTTGCATTGCCATCAGCTTAATCCAGCTCCAGAGATAAAGGCAGTTGCACTTCCTACATATAAAACTGTCGCCATGCCCTTACTGGCCAGGGTTCTATCACCTGTAGAAGCATCTGCTGAATTAGTCAGCGTAACACTATTTGTAGCAGCATCAATTGTTATATCACTACCACCATTATTGATAATCGTTATCATATCGCCAGCTGTCATACCATTTGCCAATCTGACATTATTAGTAGTAAAAACATATCTACCTTGAGTTCCATTGTCTCCAGCTACTACATCATAAACACCTCCTGGAGCAACTGGACTAAGCCTTCTTAAATGACCCCTTCCATCCCATACTTGAGATGCTTGAAATTTATCAGCAGTAAGTGTAGCAACCTCAGTACCACCAATCTCCCATTTATGCTGTCCAGAAGCAGCGTTGTACATGAAATCTGCACCACTTGCTCTTATCCAGTTGGAACTATTCTCTCCTGCTGTACCTGTACTTCCAAGAGTTACTCTTAAATCATTAGAACCTGTAAACTCAACATATCCATCTGCCTTAACTTTAAAGCATTCAGTGTCAGCTCCATTAGCAACTCTAAGTGCATAACGGTTAGCAGCAGTTCCACCACCTTTAATATTAACCCCATAACCATTGGTAGTGTCTGAGTTTATAAAAGTAGCTATATCATTTGCACCACTTTCACGTACATCTAATTTTCTCGTAGGAACCGAAATTCCTACACCAACATTTCCACTAGAATCAATAACCATCTTTTCAGATGATCCATCTACTCTAAATTTAATTGCACTACCAGCAGTATTATCACTGTAGTCAGCAGTGATCATAAGAACACCATTATCAGCAGCGATATTGGCATCACAATTATCAGCAGAATCATTGAAAAATATTGATCCAGCACCAGTAGTCCCTGATTTACCAGTTATGTTAAAACCGTAATGAGCACTATCAGTTCGTGTAGTTACACTATCAAGTCCAATCTTTACATCACCACCGTCTGTGATGGTAAGTCTTTTCCCTGTACCATTACCATCTGTGGTATGGAAAGACATTGAATCGCCACTCTTATAAGAATAAAGATTGCAATCACCATTAGCAGCAATTACAAAAGCTTCACTTGTAACAGTATCTCTTAGTTCTATAGCTGCTCCTGCTGCTCCTGCTAAAAGCGTGTAACAATCAGCAGCAGAATCAAAAACTTCTAAATTCCAATCTGTTTGACCCCAAGATCCTGCTGTTGCTGCTGAACCACCAACATTTAAGGGCTTATTAAATTCCCACTTATCCCCAGTCTGATTGTATAATAAAGTCTTGTCATCTGCACCCTTAAGAGTTATACCTCCCCCAGAGGCAGCAGCATCAGTTGTAGACCCCTTAGCAATGATAATGTTCTTGTCCTCCACCTCAAGTGTGGCAGTGTTCAGAATCGTCTGAGATCCATTTACTGTGAGTGTCCCACTCAGTGTGAGGTCAGCACCAGTTGCACCTGCTGCAAGGGCATTAGCAGTGGCAGCAGTACCAACATTGGTTACTCCTGTTGCTATATTATTAACATCACCAGCGAGATTGTTAATCTCTAACCTCTGCTGTTCTATTGTGAATGTGGTTGCTACGTTTCTTAATGGCATTGTGGGGATCCTCTTAGTATGATGCTACAGCCCGTAGATCTTGGATCTTCGGTACAAATGCGGGGTTTGATGACTTCATTACGACCTTGATGGCAAATGATGAGAACTCAGGAAGATCTTCAACACTGTAACTCAACTCTTGATAAGAAGATTGTTTTTCTGTAATACCACTAATAGAATTCTCAGCAGTTGCTATGACATCAACATCTGGGAGTCCAGTATCATTAAATTCAATCCATTCAATGTCTTCAAAGTTTTCTTGTGAAGAAGACTTCTTAGTTCTATAAAGAATTGAAATGTTTTCAATTTCACTTGTATTTGCTGTGATCTTAAGATCAATTGAAGTGGCAGGGTTTTGAATCGCTACTTCTTTCGTTATATATTTAGCGATACTTGAACTATCTTTAGACTGAATATCACTTGTATATTCAATACCATCAGTATAAGATACTTTAGATACTTCTATGAAGAGCTGTTTATCTGCGTCCTGATCAGTATATGAAATAATATCTCCTAAAGCAGAAGTACCTCCAGCACGGAATATATCATTATCCTGTGAATCAACAAGTGCATTTCTAGTATAATTAGCACTGCTATTAATAGTAGCAGTATAATCATCATTAATAGGTTGCTTATCGTTAGTTACAGTAAGAACTTTAGCTTGCTCATTCCATAATAAAACTCTACCAGAAATTTTATTATCATATGTATCTGCTGGAGTACCTGGATTTCTAGCCGTTACATATGATGGTGGTGATAAAACATCAGGTATATCAAAAGGTACTATAGTTACATTAGCACTAGAATCAACGGTAACAGTACCAGCAAAAGTATCAGTAGCAAAAGTCAGAGTTTCACCTGGTACAAATGTATCATTCGTTTTGACTTTAACGTATACTATTGTTCCATCAACTTTAACAATATCTCCAACAGCACCACTAGTTGCACCTTCCAACTTCTGACCTCTAGTACCAACAGTAATTGATTCTCCATTAGCAATATCAACACCATTAGTTTGGAAACTATACACAGGATAGAATTCTAATAATTGATCTCTACGACCAAATCTATCTTCATTTCCTTTAGGATTTTCTACTCTATTTGTAATTGTTTTTACTGAAGCTCTAGACAAATCAATTAATGGAGACAAATGTGAGACAGTACTAGAAATATCAATCTTATATTCTAGAGATCTACTGATATTATTAGATATCTCATTAATTCTAGAAGAAAGTATCTTTTGATTAATAAAGAAGAAATCTTCATTTAAGAAAGTTTTCTCATAATCAGTCTGTGAGTATGAAGTAAATGTACCAACATTATCATCAATAGGAGAAATATTAGTTGTTTTAACTGAACTATCAACTTTAGTTTGTGTAAATGATAGATTTGGAACTATAGCATGAAGCTTTTCAAACTTTCTATTATATGATGCCAATACTGTTCCACCACCAGTTGCAGTTGAAGATGCTCTATTTGAAGATGTTATAGTATAATAATCAACACCTGTATTATTAACTTTAAATAACTCTGAATTTAATTGTATTGCTGTTACACCACCAACATCAGATGCACCTTTAAAGAATACATATGATTTTCCATCAGGATCAAATCCATTATCAGAATGATATACTTTAACATTAAAGTTGTTATTTTTAAATAGAGACGATGTTGCAGTTGAGTTTGCAGTTGCATCAGTTTCAATAGGATGTGTAGATAATTGTTCATATCCAAGATCCTCATTAGTTAATAACAACTCTGCTGGTCTTGTTATATCAAATTCTGCACGATGTATCTTATACTTAATATCCTCAAATAAATCTTCTGTCCAAGTATTAGTATTTTGAGACTTAAAGAGAGAACCAAGAGAAGGTTGAGTTGTTACAGTTGTACTTGTAGCAATATCAGATTCACCTAAAGCAGAAGCCCATATTTGATAATCAATAGAATCTGTTTCAACAACAAGAGAATACTCAGTTTCATTTTGCAAATAAACTGGATAATCAAAAGTAAATTTAGTTGGAGTTGTAGAATTAGTTACTCCTACCTCATCAATAGCAATACCCATACGAACTGCTGGAGAATCAATAGTAATAAATGATTCAATCTCAGCACCAGCATTACCAGTACCTGTTCCACGTATAACAACAGAAGGTGGTTCTGTGTATTCTGAACCAGCAAGTACCAATTCTGTATGATAAACTTTATTTCCAGAAACTCTTACAGTAGCAGTAGCATTACCACCACCAGGAAGTTGAGGACTTTCAATAGTTACAATAGCAGAATCATAATCATATCCAGTATTCTTAATCTTCAGATCAGTTACTCTACCAGAATCCTTAACAATTTTCAACAATAAAGTAGTATTGTTAGTATTATTGGCAGTGATTATACTAGGAACTGATAAATTTTCATCTTGTTTGAAATCTATACCATTATAATTATCTAACAATAAAGTATAAACTTGATCATTAGTTAAAGTAAACAATCCTGTAGCAGAAGCAGTTACTTCAATATTATTTTTATCAAAAACACGAGAAACAGGACCAGAGGCATTAGATGATACTCCAGTTACCTTTTCTCCTTTTGTCAATGTAAGAGTATCACTAGCAACTACTCTCAAATAAGTATCTGGATTAAGAACCTTTTGTGTTCCTGGTATGATATTTTTTCCAGGTTTTCCATTATCAACATCTGTTAGATATACTCTTATAGGAATATTAGAACTCTTCTCTGCGAAGAATAAATCAACGCTAGTAGCAAATAGTCCACCATCAAATCCATTAACATTAAATGTCTGTGCAAGTGGATTTGGTCTAGATGGGTTATCTGTATTACTATCAACGATCTGAGTACCTTCATTAGACTTAAAGAAAGCAGGAGAAGTTGAAACTATTGAAGATGGATTTTCTGGAATTAAACCAGTAGCATAATACTTAATCTCTGCATAAGTTTCTACATCATTCTTATTAGCATTAGTAGAGCTTGAAGTAAACCTAATTGTTTTTGCACCAGTGGTAAATCTAACTTCATTAGCATCTGTATCATATGATACAGTATCAACATTTCCAGTCCATGTAGTATTCTCTCTGGGTGGTTGTCCAGCAGGTATTAAAATAATACCACTAGCATTACCATTTTCATCTGTAGTAACAGGAGTATTGAAAGATGAAAGTGAGTTTCCAGCAACACCTGTATACCTATAATCTGGATTAACCCAACGAGAAATATCCTGTCCTTCCATGAAGACACTTATATTTGTGTTAGGCTTAAGACGACTAATCTTATAATGAACAGGAATACTTCTTGCAAAGAAAGATAACGATGTAGCAACTACATTAGAACCTACTCCCCTAGTAGTAATTCCTTTACCAATTTCATTATTTTGTGGACTAATATTTGATGAACTTCCAACAGAAGCACTAGTTACACTAGTATCAGATATATTACTATTAGTTTCAGCAAATGAACCTATATTAAAGAATGCTCTATCAGCACCAATCCAATTAATCTTATATGAATTATACAAGCTTGAGAAAGCATCCTTCAATTCATTCTTAGCAAGAAAAATTGAATATAAGTTAGTATTATTATCTGTAACAAGAGGTGCTACACTAGTGTCATACCATGAATCTGATGATGGTGCAATAAAGGAATCACCAACATACTGAAGAACAACAAATGGATTTGGATTTATTGTCTTAGTACCAAAAGAGTTACCAAGTAATTCTAATTCTGTGTATGGAAGAGTAATAGCATCTCCAGATTTTTTATAACCTGAAACTGATCTTTGATCATCTCTAGTATTAACTTCTTCTAATATAAATGAATCTTCTCTGGATTGTGGTCTTAGAACAGATTGTTGTGTATCAATAGAACACTTATAATCAACTGACTTAAGAGAACCAATCTTATGTGTCTCAAAATTGTCTACAATGAAACCACTCTTGAAACGATTAATTCCAGTAGAGTCGGTGACATGCATATTAAGTGCTTGTTGTTCTAAAACACTTAACGTAGTGTAATATTCTAATCTCTCAATACGCTTTTCAAGCTTACCAATGTCACGCATTGTATAACGCTTGTTATCAACAGGAACAATCCTTATATCTTTATTAGACTCTGTAAACGCAGGTACATACATGTAGTACAGAGAAATAGCATCATTAAGAGGATCTGGTTTGGATGGGTTTAAAGAAGAATTTCCTTCTTTAATAATAAATTCTCCCTTCTTATTCAAGAATAAACCATCAATCCTATCCAAATATTGCTTTTGTGTGAATGTAAAGGTATATTCTAAATTAGAATCGGATGCAGGTGTACTAGAAACAATACCACCAGTTCCTGTAAATGATCTTGTATTAGAAGAAGATAACAATGAATTGTTTTGGAATCCAGATGTTATTGAATCATTATCAACTTTTGGTCTGAAATCAAGTACATCAGATAAAGATACCTTACCTAAAGCAGGTGAATTAAAAGATGGTATATCTTCTGGACCAACACCAGCTTCATGTAAATAAGAATCAACACAACAGAAATCACCTTGAGTGTGTTCAAAGTAATCAAAACAAATAACTAATTGACCAGTTGGTGTATCTGCTCCTGGTTTTAAAACAATTCTTGATAGATCATATATTGTATCTCTCTGTCCATCATCAAAAGTGAATCTATTAGTAACATCAGTACCACTAAGTAGATTCCCATTTCTATCTACAGTAGGTGGAGTAGATGTAGTACCTTCATAAACATATCTAAGCTTATATGCATCTGCATAACTGTATATTACTAAGCTATCTCCATCATAATCTTTTCCTCTAAAAGGAACAATATTATCACCAACAGAATCAATTACAATTCTCTTATTGACAATTGCTGTCTTCAATCTTGGTTTTGCTTTACTAACTTCTAATGTAGCAGTTAACTTTAATGTTGGATATGTTCCATTTGTAGGAATTGTTCCGAAATAACCTTCAGAGAATGAAAGAGCTACACTACCAGCAGTCAAACCACTAGCAGAATCAACAGAAGATGTGATACTTACCTGATCAGAAGTAAGATATATTACATCACCTTTAGAAATATTAGGAGCATCACCTGCTTTTAAAATTGTTACAAGGAAATTACTTTCATCAAATGAAACAAATCTTTGAGTTCCAAAAGGTAATTGAGCAGCAAATGTAATCATTCCAGCTCCACCTGATCCATTACTAACAAAATCTCTTCTTAAGAAATATGATATCTTAGAATCTTCACTGTCTGCAACAATTGAACTAACCTGATTAGTTCCTGTTTTATATAAAAGAGTTCCTTGATTGAAGTTATCAATTGAAGGACGTACTCTAACTACACTACTATTACTTACAGGAGCAGGTAGTGACCTATCAAGATAAATTCTAGATTTAAGTACTCCCTCAGGTTTTGTTGCATATTGTACTATACAACGAAGAATAGTATCTGTTGAATCAGTAAATTGAATTAAATCTCCTTGCTGTAGTACTTTTGTACTATCTCCACCAAATCCATTACATTCAAGATATTTCCTTCCCTGTTCACCACTAAAAGTAGAATCTGTTACAGACCTAACTTCAGAATACTTTTCTTTAGTTAATTCAACATCAGAAGTGAATGTATTTACACTACCAGATCCAAACTTAGAGAAGAATGATTTTACATTTTGTGGTGTATATGTTGTTACTGCATTTCTAACAAGAACTGGTGTGATAACAGCAGCATTTGGTGTTACACTTGAACTTGGAGATTGAACAACAACTATAACAGGAGGTCTTGAATATTCAACATTAACACCTTGCCTATCTTTAATTGTCGCACTAGTGATCTTTCCACCAACTGCTTCTATAGGTAATGAAATTTTAGAATCATCATAATCAACACCATCTATTCTAAGGAAGCTTCCAGTTGAATAATCTCCACCCCTATTATTAACAATAAAATGAGAAATAGTATTATCCTTTGCAATCTTTAATATATTATTATTCTCATCTCTAATAGTTTCTCCTGACTTAAACTGCCCAAAAAGGGTCTTAACCATAAGTGTTCTAGTACTTGTGTACTTACCAAGTGATTCTCCTTCTACAACACCATAAGCACCACTCTCAATACCATAAACATAACGTCCAGGAGCAAAGTATTTCTCATCTTTACCTTCATAATTTAGAGGAGTATCTAAAATAATCTTAGTAAAGAATTGAGGATCAAAGTAGGACATTCCAAATATAGTATTATAAATGGCATCTCCATTAGATTGTCTACCTTTTGAAAGAACTATATCAGTATCTGGGTTAAATCCAGAACCTTTCTCTGTAAGCGTTATATTACTTGGTTTTACTGTTCCAATTACAGGAGTAAATGTTTCGTTATAATCAATAATATGTCCTAATGGTGAAGGAGGTGTAGCTTCACCTTGAGCCATTGCATCCTCATGTTTCCAATATATCTCCCTTTCACCACTAGCATCACCAGCATCATATTCCAATAGATACTGATCTAATATATCTTTATTAGCAGTAACTGTAAGCTCTAATACAAATGAAGATGTACTTGAATTCCATTCCTTTCTATTAACTTTTGAGAATGCAATAGGAGTAATATCTTTATATCCATTAGGAGTAGTTGTAGTACCCACTCTACTTGAAATAATAGCAATCTCTGTCAATCCACCACCAGCATAATCACTTAACCAATTTGCATCAGATAAAGCATTGTACTTAGTTACAGAATCAGGATGTATTTCAATATAGATTGTTCTAACACCACTATTAGTGTCAAAGAAAGTACCTCTACGATTTGTTGTTTGTTTTGAATCTGTAGCGGCTTCACTATTATTCAATCCAATTGATCCATCATTAAAAAGAGAAGAAAGAAATATATTAGGATAAGCACTTAACTCAGAACCTTCTGCATTAAGAGGAATTGTATTATAAGTGTTAGTAATCTTATAAGTTGGTAATCCAGTTGTCTTTAAACGAATATCTTCTCTATTAAGTGTCTCTCTTGCTTTACTGATAGGAAGATATTTTGTTTCCTTATTAACAATCTCATAACCTTTAATATAAGCTTTACCTGGTCCAACACTAGCTAATAACTTATCCTCTGCTTCTGTTGTAGTAAATCCATTAACTTGTCCAAACTCATCTAATGGATATACACCAAGATTGCCATTCTTTTGATAGTACTCTCTAACATCTAAAGAGAAATTATCAACAACATAATCACCAGACTCATCAAAAGTTCTTCTTGCTAGAGTCTGCTCAAGAAGAGAGTAGTCTGTTTGTACTACTTGTGATTGTACAGCACCTCTTTTAACAGTAAGCAACTGAATGAAATTCTTATCTGTGATCTCAGTAAGATCGTATTTAACTATAGTGAGTTCAATTTTTAATCTATGTGATCCTGGAGAAGAGAAATTACTAGATCCTATTGCATTATCATATAGAGTAGTATCTTCTTCAGGAGTAATAAGACTCTCATCTATCTTAAAACCAACCTTTGCTGATGGTCTATCGTAATAATCATCAATAACAAGTAACTGAGACTTATTCTTTACAAAATATCCATTAACAAAGTAAATACCTTCTTCTACCTGAACAGCAGAAGCATACCCCATAGCAGTGCTCTCTAGGGACGTTGATACACCTGTGTCAGGATCAGTAATAGAAATACTAGTAGGAAGTACGCTTCCATCGGTTCCAACCACTAAGAGTGGTGTATTAACGCCATCTACGACCTCTAAGGTCTCACCTTGTCGGAATGTCTCCTCATTACCTGCATCACCACTATTTGTATAGTTTACATAAACAACATCTGATGATATATCTGTAATATCCTTAGTAGAAACTACTGTAGCAATAACACCAGATGTTAAACCTTTTAATTTATGCCCCTTTAAAGCTTTAATATCATATTTCTTGTAAACCACCTTTCCATCTTGGTTTACAGGTATCTCTGATACAGAAGATAACTTAACGTAAGATAATTTGGTATTAAGACCCACCTCACCAGGAATGACTAGTTCACCCTGCTTGAAGGAATATTTTCCAAATTGCTCAATCTGATTCTGAAGAATAGACTGTAACTGGGTTAACTCTCTCGCTTGGATTGAATATCCAGGGCGAAAGAGCACCTTGTAGAAGTTCTTATCCTGGTCAAAATCATCGTAGTATGGAGCTACGTTTAGGTTCGTCTTCTGAGGCATCTCACGTTTGTTCTAACTTTGGATTGATTAGAATTCAATTACTAGCTTAATGTCCTCAATTTGATCGGGAGCTCTAGTAATTAGTCTTCTGTTCTCTATGTATACGATATCTCCAGAGTTAGGTTCAATCTCAGGGGTTGATAGACCTCCAGTAAATGAAACATCCAATAGTCCAACTTGCTGTGATGTATCAACAGTGCCAGAAGCAGTTGATGTTCCTCCAACAACTGCATTAGCAGCATTAGATTCAAATGCAAGTACTTTACCACCATCAGTATGAAGTTGAGGTGATTGGAAATATTTCAAAATACCATTAGTAGAATCCCAAGAAACTACAGTACCTTTTGCAGTACCACCTGTAACAGTTTGAGTAATCGTTTCATCAGCAACATAATCAGCAGTAGCACCATTCAATTTAACTGCACTTGTTCCACGTAGTGTTGGATCAGTAGCAACATTGGTTGTTCCATAATCTAATGGATCTTGAATAATACCAATTCTACGGAAATCGTTATCTACAGGGAAATCTCCAGAACCTTCAGCATAAGTTAGACGAATATTCGTCATAACTCTCTTAGCAAATAGTTCTGATTCAGCATCAGATCCGTGTCCACCTTCAGGTGAAATAATTAATTCAAATCCACCTACAGCAGTAAATGCACTACCATAAGCACTTGTAAGTCCAGCATCAGTGAATACTGTTGCTTGAGATAGTATAACACTAGCATAAGTGTATCCAGAACCTGCAGCTTCAATTTCTACACTTGATATACCACCACCAGCAGTAGTTACAAATTTAACTATACCACCAGTACCATCACCAACAATTGATGTATATAATGTCTCATCAGCTGGTAACCCAGTAGTTCCTTGTGCATTGTCTAATACAATATGAACACCACCATCAACTGCAAGTGCTTCAGCAGCTACCCTAGATGCTTCTCCAGAAGCAGCAATAGGCATAAAGTCTGTAGATAGGAATGCAAGTACATCACCTGTTGTAAGGGTGTACATGTGCTTCCAGACGTATCCACCTGTACCAGCAGGTTCAGTGTATATACCATTAGCAAATGTTCCTTGTCCACCACTAGGTGCTGACTTTGGTTCATATGTTACAGTCTGTCCAGTTGGATTAGCAGCATTCTCACCATTGTATATGCACTTGAATACTTCATACTCTCCATTCATCACATAGAACTTAGATCCAGGTAATGCAGTATCATTAAGAGCAGTCTGTACACCAACAGTACCTCCACCACCAGCAGTAGGTGCGTAATTAGGACGGTACATGTCAAACTTTGGATTCAGCGATGTACTCCAGTTGTAACGAGGAACAACAAGACGAGCAAAGGAAGAGGTAATTCTTTTGGCAGCGATTAACTCTTGATATACAGTCTGCTTCTCTGATTGGTTATCAATTGGTGCAGGAGGAATTTCTTCCGTAGCATATCTGTAAGATCCAGAGAAAGCAGTAGCACCTGAAGTTCCACCAGTAACACTAGTCTTAAATGTAGGTGTAGTAAGTGCTGTAGGACCAATGTTCTTCAACAATAAACTGTTAGCAAGAACACCTCCATCAGCAACTACTCCTGTTCCACCCGAACCAAAAGTAACTGTCTCACCTACTTGGAAAGTTCCGCTTATGTTAAAGAGTTCTAAGTGTGCGTCCCATTTATTTGAGCGTCCCACAAAGAAATACATATGTGTCTTCTCAGCTTCACTGAGAGATTCTAAGAATTGCTTCGCATTGAAGATTCTAAATTTTTCTGAAATAATTGCTGCCATTGTTCGCTGTGCCTTGGTTTATAGTAAGCCGAATCAAGTTTATTTATAACTTATTTATAGTGCGTTTCTGATATGCGTACCGATAAGATGCTCTTCAATAGGAGAACCATCAACTCCACGGGTACAACCTAATAAACGATCACTCATTTTACTGGTATAAGAAATAGTTTCTTTACCGATTAAAATCTTTCCTCCTGTTTCAGGATAGATGTGACGAATCACTGTTTGTTCCTGAGATGTTCCAGGATGTTCTGTAACACTGTATTGTGTAGTAGTATATATTACCTCACCAGTTGCATTATATCCAGCACCATTTGCGTCAGGTAAATCAGCAGTGTCAAGTATGCTTAAGTAGTTATTTATGGAAGGATAACCAACATTGAATAGGTATGCATTATCAGCAACCATAGTATTTGGATTATTTTCAAATTCCTGTAGTTGTAAATCAAATCCTTCCCACTCTTGAATAGTATATGCGGAAACACTGTATCCTGCGTTGGATATAATGTCACCAGTGCTCATGAATTTAGCACCTTCCCACTGTAAGAATCTTGGACCTAATGTTCCTTGATGATATGAGAATTTATAATCAATTCTTCTTAGATCAACAAATCCAGCATTATAGAATCGTACTGTTTCAATCCCTTCACCAGGAGGCAAATCACCTATATCTGTACATACACCATTCAATTTATATTGACCTATAGGACATTCACCATCATCAACTATTCGTCTTCCAATTGGATCTATGTAAATAAATGGCTTACGGCATTGTACCTTATGACCAAGCTCAATAATACTAGTTCCTTGGAATCCTAATTGAATTGTAGGATTGCTAACTGAAGCATAAGAAGTACCATGCCATATAAGTCTTGACTGTGCTAAAGGTAATGGAGATAGATCAATCTTCTTCTGTATAATAAGAGTAATCTTCTGCTTCGCTCCATCGGGTGTAGTAATCCTCATATCAAGATCAAGTTCACCTGGTCCTAATTCAACTCTCTTCTCCCAACTAAACTCTGAGCTAATAGTGACAGGAGATGGTTTAATTAGATCTGACTTAATTAAAAGTGTAAGAAGACTATCAATCTTTCTACCACGTTGTTTAATAATATCATATTGCCTTGCTGTTACTACAAAAGGTGCTTTAGTATATCCAGAACCAGATGCAGTTAATACTACATCAACTACATTACCATCAGAAACAACTACTTCAGCTCTAGCACCTCCACCCTGTTGATCTACAGGAATGAAATGTAATATAGGTGTTGTATAGTAATCTTTAGCACCTGATGGTTTTAGTACACCAGTATCATACAATAATTGGAAATCTGTTCTATTCCATGATATAGAGGTTACAGAACCATTAGTAACCTCACAAGTTACACTAAGACCAACACCTCTTACATCTCCAGCATACAATGATGTTGAAACCTTACCAAAGAAACTTTGAGAAGGATCATCACCTGCAATATATGTTTTTGGTGTGACATACTGTGGCAGTTCATTAACTGTCCTATAGTAATCTTCCCCATCAATTTTAATAGTGTCACCAGCAATTATATTAGCACCACCTCTCTTTCTCTCATAGAAAGCTTCATCTGCTCTCTTTGTTCCATACAACCAAGTAGCAGAATTCCTCTGCATCCTATAGTCATTACTATCGTCTCTAACTATATCAACAACAACACCAGCTGGATCTACACCTATTAATTCATACTCATCACTGAAATCAGGCATTCCTGCAAAGAATATATTAGAGTCATCCATATTAGGATTACCACCAGAAATAGTAATCGTTATTTGATCAAGAACTGTTAACTGTCCTCCACCCCGATATACCTCATAACTTTTAACATTACCAATGAATACTTTCTTTCCATTAATCTTCTGATACGCAACTTGGAAGAAATCACTAGTTTCACCATACCATTTTTCCCATTCAGAGAAATCATTGGAATTAGAAGAACAAGTTAAAATAATTTCATTATAATATTGAGTCTTCTCGTAATCATATAATGTTATAACAGGATCAATATCTCTTCCATATAATACAAGGATCTCTACATTATTACCTGCGAATATATTCTTATTAAATTTTATAGTAGGTCCACTAATTGTATAAGATTTGTTTACTCTTTGTAGAACACCATCAATAAAGACTAAAGCAAATTCTGGATCAGAAATAACCTTTATTTCACTTTCAGAATCAAGAATTAAGAATGGTCCATTAGATCCTTTACTAGAGATACCAGCATTGTTAATACCACATCTTATATAACTTCCAACTCCATGTGCAAAAAACTTTTCTACTGCTATGGGTTCTTGTAATGTCTTTGTATTTGATTCCTGACCCCATAATGGTGGACTGTCAAATACAACTTTATTTGGAAGAGAAGTTCTATCAATAGTATAAGCAGGATTATGTTGTAACACTCCACTCAATGCAATGAATAGATCTTCATTTACTTGAGTATCTACAGGGGTTCCATCTTCATAATATAATTCAAATATAGTATTCTCACCATCAAAATAATCAGCATAAGAAACATCTATAGTTCCTACACCATTGTTTAGTATTGTCTTCAAGACACCATATAAGGTTTCTAAAGCAGATAAAACATCTTCACATTTAGGATCAGAATCTAATATTATATTGCTATTTGAGTATGGAGCTATTGTAGTAAATGAAGCATTAGATAATGTCAATTCATTATTAACTGCTTTTTTAGCAAGTCCAACAGCATATTCATAAGCTTCAACTGCTGCTTCCAATTCTGAAGTTTTATCTCCTGTTGCAGCATCAGTTAATATTGCATCACCAGTTAAAGAACTTAGTACTCCACCAGTAAAATATTTTTCAGCATTAGCAATAGTTTTTTGGTTTCCACCAAATCTTATATCATGAGCAAAAGCATCAATGATATATCCAATATCACGATAACACTTAGTCTCTGTAGTACCCCAAGTAAATTCAGGATACTTGTCTTTAATAAAACCAAGAGTATCAGATTGAATAAATTCCCTATTCATCTCAATCTGATTAGCAGCATCAATCCACCTACCATTCTTCTGGAAGATATTCTTGATCTTCTTAAGATGTTTTGCATTTAATGAATCATCTTTGAACTGGAACCATCTTCCGTGGAAAGTAACACCTACTAATGGTGGTTGGGCAAATATAATCTTATCTTCAACAACAGTATATGAAACACCAGGCTCTTGTAATATGCCATCAAGTGTTATTACTAAAGATTGCTCGTTATATGGTTTAAGAACATTTCCATCACCATCAATCAAATTAAATTCTTTAGTTCCCGAAAGATTACCTTTGTTACTAAGAGCACCATCAAATGTTCCATTTAAAGTAAAAGTATTTGCTTTTATCTCAGCAGTATTTTTTGTATCAATTGATACAGATCCTTTTCCCTTCTCAACATTCAGATTTTTCATCAAAGCTATGCTTTGAGTAATTTGTCTTCTTGTATTAACTACAGTAATATTATTTTTCTCTGGATCCCAAACTTGAATAACACTTACCCTACTTGTTTTGGTATCTTCGCTCATTTTTGCTTGAGCAGAAGAATCAATTATAACTTCACCAAATAATTTAAATCCAGCAGGATGAGTAGTTTCTTTTATTAATGATCTCCATGTATTGATTGGAGTTTCTGATTTAATAAGATATGAATAATCTTGGTAATAAAAAGAATCAGTTATCCTTTGATTAGAATCACTAACTTTTCCATGATCAGATTTATAATATCCTAAATTATCATAATATGTATTAATAACAGGAGAAAACTCATTATAATTAATACTTTCAATTGTTGCTACTTTGCCTCTGGACAATCCAATTATCTGTTCCTTTTCTCTAAAAATACCTGAAATCTTATTAACAAGAATAATATTAGATCCCTTTCTCCAAGATGTAACTTTAGCTCTAGCAATCTCAACAGATCCAGACTTCTGTACTATAGTTTCTCCTAATTTAAACGAATCCTCTTCAAATCCAGATAAAGTAAAAATATAATTTGAAGTAAATGAGGAAGTTAATGTGCTATCATTGTGATATGATCCACCATTATTAATAATCTTTATATTCCTAGGTACACCAATATTTGTACTGTTTAGATAACAATCAACAATATTATCAACATTACCATCAGCATCTATAATTCCTGTTACAATAGGAATCTTTTTATAGTCAATTCCAATATTAGTAATTTTTATTGAATTAATTTCTCCAATAGAAAATCTAGACTTTGATGTATATGAAATAGTACCACTACCGTCATGAGAAGCTTTAATAGAAGTTGTATATACTATTTGTTTTGGTGTTACATAAATTGCGGTCTTGTTTCCTTGTAAAGGATCTAAAGATAAATTCAAATATGATTTTTCAGAATTAACAATCCCATCTCTATCATAATAATAATATTGTAAGAAATTAGATTCTTTTCTTTCTGTATAATTGTTTGAACTTATTCTTGCTCCATAACCAAGCTTAATATCAACAAAACCCATACCTCTGTTTGTTTCTGATGAAATTAAATTAAAGTTTATACTTGGAGAGAAATCAAACCCACAACCAACCATTGAACTGTGAGTTGTATTAAATTTATACTTGTAATATTTCTTAACATCAATAACTGGGTTTCTTAAGAAATTAGTACCATCAGTAGAAATCTCAAAATAAATATCAGGATTGCTAATACTTGATACCTTTACAAGTCTCTTATTTCCTTCACTATCCTCTTGATCAAAGAATACTGTACTCAAGCTTACCGATTCTATAGTATCTAAAGTCTCTGTGTAATCCCAAGCTACAGTTGCTTTTTGTGTATTACTATCATAATAAGTGATACTACCATCATTAACACTATGTCCTGAACTGAGATTATATCCAGCATCATAGACTGTTACTACAGTGCCATCAAAATGATCAGCTCTTATAGTATTATTTTGTGCTCTCTCAACTGTAATAGCATTACCATTTGTACTATCAACTAAAAGTATTTCATCATTAACAAGTAAAAAATCTCCTTTTTGAATATCATTACCGTTATCAATATTCAATACTGGATTTTGAATAGAAAATCCAACATGATCAACAGAAAGAACTAAAGAAGGAGTATTATTATTAGTCTTACCTGCTGCACTATCTCCTATACCTAACTCATCAAACTTTTTATATCCAGATCCTTTATCTGTAATTAGTACAGAATTAATATGACCAGCAGAAGAAACTACCAAAGTTGCTTTTGCTCCAGATCCAGATCCACCAGTCAATACTACATCATTATAAGTTCCTTGTGTATAATCATTACCACCATTTAATATTGCTATTCTACCAACACCTGTATCTCTGAGAACCCTTGATATGACTGGAGTTTCAAGGACTATATCTTGATATATTCTCTTTCTTACATAATATGTTGTTTCTGTGGTACTATCATCTGGATCAATATTAATATCAATACTTTCTCCAATTGCTACTCCATGATCATCGGATGTTGTTAATAGTGCTACATTATCATGCAATCTAAAAATATTCAAATTATCACTTAAAGATCCAATAGCAACAATTTTTGATCCAGTAGTATCAATTAAATCAGAGCTTGTCAAGAATAAACTATCAGAAACAGAAAATCCTGTATCTGTTACTTTTATCTTAACTGTATTTTGAGCAGTTGTACCCTCTAATACCTCACCTTTTGCAACTGGTGCTGCAATACCATCACTAAGGGATAAAATAGCACCTTTAGTATATGATGAATCTTTATCAACTAAAAGAGATATTACTTTAGTGCTTGATGATAGTACATCTGTACTATTAAAAGTACCTGATACAGAATCTAAAGCAAAATCTTTAGATGTGAATACATTACCAACTATAGTTCCTGTAGCACCTGTATTTGCTTGTGTGATAGTATCACCATCAAACAAATATGCATTAGAAGCAAGCTGAACATAAAGTACTTTAGTTGATTGTGAATTAATTGAAACTACATCCTTACCTTTAATAGAGTCAACC